ACTCACAACGCTGGGGCTCTTACCGATGAGCAACGTATCCGGGACGATTTCCGTAAACGTCGAGTTCCGCGACACGACCACGTCTAGCGGCGTGCAGTCGCTGAAGACAGTCACGCTGCAGGAAAGCACGGAGTACACCACGGGCAAAGTGGCAGTGGTGAGCGGGACGGTAGGAACGTCAAGGGCAACGCTCTGGTCTGCTGATAGCACTGTTTCTTTTGGTGGCTACAAAGATTCCGCCGGCGTCAATGTTGCGTTTGATTCGATAAATCGAATTGCACTTCGTTCCAGCAGTTCCTCTGGAGTGACTATAGATGAGCCAGACGGAAACTCTTTCAAGTTAGTCTCACAAAACAACGAGGTTGCTGTTTGCAGCGGCTCTGGGATTGGCCTCGAAATTTATGCTAACTCAGGAACTGCTTCGTTTTCCGTTGTTTTGATCGGCCCGAAAGCGCAAACATGATTGACCCCGGCAAACTCCGCGAGCGGGTGACGGTGCAGCAATCGTCTGCGGCGCGTAACAGCCTGGGCGAAGCCGTGCTGTCGTGGAGCGACTTTGCCGAAGTGTGGGCCAGCGTGGAAGGTGTGAGCGCCCGTGAGGCTTTGGCGGCTGGCCAGCAAGACACCACGATCACGCACCGCGTGCGGCTCCGCTATCTGCCTGGGCTCACGCAGCGCGATCGGTTCTCGTGGGGATCCCGCACGCTGAACATTGTCAGCCTGCTCGAGTACAACAACCGGGCCGAGCACGTTGCCATCTGCGAAGAGGTGACGTGATGGCTGGCGGCGTGGACATTACGGTTGAGTTCCCCGAGCTTGCAGCCATTCGCACGGCGTTCACACGGCTGCCAAAAAACCTGTCTGCCAAATACATGGCTGCCGCATTAGGCCAGGCCATCGACCCAGGCTTCAAGCTACTAAAGACGTTGACTCCGAAAGGCCCAACCGGCAACCTGCGGCGAGCGATCCGCAAGAAAACAAAGCGGTACACAAAGACTGGATCCGGCGTCGCGCTGGCGGGATTTACGGCCGCACCAAAACGCAAAGGCAGCGACCTGAAATCCAACGAGAAAGGCCAGCACCAAGGCTTTCTTGAGTTTGGCACAAAGCGTCGCAAGACCAAACGCAACATTGCCAGCAGTTTTAGACGCAGCGGCCCCGTCCGCATCGTCGTGGCAAAGCGTTCCGGCAAGGTGACAACGAAACCAAAGCCGCCCAAAGGATTTGTGCGAGTCGTCAAAAAAGGCGACACCGTGGATCTCGGTGAATTTCCGATCGGCGGTAAGGCTGGCGTGCCACCAATCCGCACCGCATTTGAGCGAACGCGCACGCAGATTTCCGCCAAGTTGAATTCCGAGATGACGAAGGCGCTTAACAACGCCATCAAAGAAATGGCCAGCCCGTTTAGGAGAGGCTTGTAGCCATGCCGCTCAAATCCCCAGAGTCTGTTCTGCGCACTGCCTTAGCCACGGACGCCGGCGTGGCCCTGCTGCTGGGCTCTCGCATTTACCCCGTGCTCGCCCCTGCGTCAGCGGCTCTGCCGTTCGTCACTTGGCGACGGTCAGCCATTGAGCGGGAGCAGACGCTTGGAACGCCTGCTGGCATGCCTCGGGTAAGCGTGGAATACAGCATCTACGGCACCACCTACGAAGAGGCCCGCCGGGTGTCCGACGCCATGCGGCTCGTTCTGGATGGATACGGCGGCAGTTCCGACAATACGGAAGTGAAGCAAGCGTCGTTGGAAGACGAATCCGACGACTTTGTGCAGCTGGCGGGAGCGGATCTTCCGCCGGTCTACCAGGTGACGCAGCGTTACGACGTTTGGTGGAGCGAGGGATAAGACATGCCATACACGCCCCATGACGGTTCCGGCACCACGTTTTCATTTGCCGGCAGCACGTATACCGTCACCAGCATCACGTACAGCATCACCGACCAGGCCGCCGCAGACCAGATCGACGTTTCGCACCTCGGGCAAACCACCGGCGCTACGGTGCTGACGCTGTCCCGCCCGCTCAAGGGCTCGGCTGGAGACACCGGCAAAGAAGTGACCATCGAATACTTGGCAGCCTCGGGCACGCCGATTGCGCAGGGCCAGACAGGCACGCTGGCAATCACTGGTGGCATCACGCTGAGCGTCACTTCCACTTGCAAGTCTTCCAGCGTCACGCTGACTGTGAATGACGCTGTCCGTGGCTCTGCCGCCTTCCAGGTGCCGTAGCCCACAGGGAGCCTCCCGTGGCTAGCTACAGCACAAGCGTTGCGGTGAGTTGGAACGGCACGCCGTTTGTCGAAGTCACAGGCCTTTCGTGGACCTACGGCGGCGGCGCTGTGAAGGGCCGCAGCGTCATTTGGACCGACGAAGCCGGCACGTGCAGCGTCGAGTGCCTGGGCGGCGCAAACACGGCCACCAGCAACTACGGCGTGCGTGGCGACCTGGCGATTAGTGGCGGCGGCCAATCCTTGACCAACAAGGCAGTATGGGAGTCGCTGAGCGTGGCGAACGAAGTGAACGGCGTCACCCGGTTCACCGTCACATTCAAACTTCTGGACAACTGAACCATGGGATTGAAAGAACAGATCAAGGCCGCGAGCGTTCGCAAGCCGCTGAAGGTGCACGTAAAGGAATGGAACCTCGACGTGTACGTGCGCGTCCTGAGCGTCGGCGAGCGTGATGCCTGGGAATTGGCGTGGCTCGACATTCGCAACAAGGGCGTTACGAAGTTCGACAACTTCAGGGCGTTCTACCTTGCTCGCACTCTCTGCGACGAACACGGCGTGCGTCTCTATCAAGACAACGAATTGGAAGAAGTGGCGTCGCTTGACGGTGCCGTGATGGGCGAACTGTTCGATGTGGCACAGAAGCACAACAAACTTACGGAGGCGGACGTAGTCGAACTAGCCGGCGAGCTTTAACGCCAGACCATCGCGGCGGTTCCTGTTCATGCTGGCCGGGCATCTCGGGATGACGGTTGGCGAGCTCGAGCAGCGGATGGACAGTCGAGAGCTGAGCGAGTGGCTGGCGTTTGCCCGCTACTACCAGCCGCTGGACAACTCGTGGGCACAGATGGGTGTGCTGGCCAGTGCAATGCTGGCTCCGTACGCACGGCGTGGCCACGTTCCAAAGCCGGCAGACTTCATCCCAACCGAAGCCGCACCGCAACACCGCACGCAGATGCTCGACGTTCTCGCTCAGATGAAACACGACCTAGACGGCAGATGACATGAGCACAGCACTTGGATTGGCAATGCAGATCAGCGCCAACACGGCCCAGCTGGCCCAGGCTGTGGCCGATGTGAATGCCAAGCTCGACTCCATGGGCGAGGCTGGGAAGAAAGCGTCTAGCGATCTGAGCACGCTGAAGAACATTGAGATTGGCAAGCTGGCATTGGGTGGCATCAGGGCCGCAACGTCTGCGTTTACGAGCCTGGCGACTTCCGTTACAGGTGCCGTCACGTCAATCACATCGTTTGCGTTAAGCGTTGGCGAAGAGCTCGACGCCTTAAACGACGTGGCCAACCGCACAGGCGTTGGCGTTGAAGCCTTGCAGGCGTACGCCAGGGCTGCAGCCGACACGGGCGTAAGCGTGGAATCTTTTGCCAAGCAGATTCAAAAACTGACCATTAACATCGGTAAAGCCACGCTTGACGACAAAGCACAAAAAAACTTTGAAGCGCTTGGCATTGTCTTCGAGGAACTTAAGGCCGCCACGCCTGAGCAGCAGTTTGAGCAGGTAGTGGATGCCATCTCTCGCATTGCAGATCCGGCAGAGAGGGCAGCTCAAGCCGTAAAGTTCTTTGGCAAGGGCGGCATTGAGCTTGGCGAGTTGTTCACGCTCGGCCCTGGTGCGCTCACGAGCATGCGTCAGGAAGCCATTGCGCTCGGCCAGGTGGTCGACGCCGATGCCGTCAAGGCGATCGACAACATGAACGACTCATTCGCCGCCGTGTTCGCCACGGTCAAGGGACTGACCGGCGCGATCCTCGGCGAGCTTGCGGGGCCAATTAGCCAGATCGCCCAAGACCTTCTTGGCGTGATTAGGCAGGCCGGGCCGCAGCAAATTGCCCAGCAGGTGGCTCAGGGTTTGCTCGATTTCATCAAGCTGGCGGGCAATTCGTTCTTCAAATTAGCCGAGTTCATCGAAGCGTTTATCAAGAAGTTTGCCCCGATCCTTGGACTCGACATCCGCAGCGAGGCCGAGAAGGAATTGGAGGCGCTTCGCAACAAGGAAGCGGGCACAACTCGCACAGTCAGTATCGGCGGCCGGCCTGTTGTGCAGTTCACGCCAGGCGAGCTGACTACGCAGGAAAAGCAGCGGCTGGGCGACCTTGAGCGGCAGGTGGCGGCCGAAGCCTCTGGCAGCGTGCTGCGGCAGTTCCAGGCCAACTTCAACAAAGCACTCGACACGGCATCGAGTTCGCTCCAGCAGAAGATGGAGCAGAGCGCCGCCAGCACTGCACCAAACGCCGCCGAGGAAAAGCAGGTCACGCTGCTCGAGCAGATCAACCGAAATGGCCAGATCGGAACCGTGGAGATCCTGAACTAGCCATGTCCGTACTCGCCTTCCGCGAAGTTCTGCCGCGCACGTTTACGCATCGGTTCGGCGAAAGCCCGACCGCAGAGCGGAAATTCGTAGTCACGACCACGCAGCCCGTCGCGCACCAGCTGCTGCTGAACACCGTCGGCATCTTCCACGGTGCGAGCCACCCGGAATTCACCTACCTGCGTTGCACGGAAGGCAGCGTCACGGAGCCAGACCGGCAACACGCCGAGATCACGTACCGCTATGAAGTGCCAAACGTAGGCACGGAAGACTACCAGCCCAACCCGCTGGCCCGCCGTGACGTGTGGTCGTTCTCCGTGTCGAGTGCCGCCGTACCGGCTTTGTACTACTACCACGGCACTAGCAATGGCGACATCCGCCCGCTCGTCAACGCTGCCGGTGATTACATCGAAGGGCTGCAAGCCGTTGAAGGCGAGATTAAGGCGACGATCACCGGCAACCGCCCGACGTTCCCGCTTGCCGTTGCTGGCAGCGTCACGAACTCCATCAACTCCGCGCCGTACCTTGGCGGCGCTGCATACACCTGGCTGTGCCAAGGCATCTCCGCTCAGCAGCAGCTCGAGGTGGTGAACGACGTTGAAGTGAAATACTGGAGCGTAAGCGTCGAGCTTGTGTACCGCTCCAGCACGTGGGTCATGAAGATCCCGCATGTGGGCTGGCACTACGTCACGGGCGGCAGCAAAACGAAATGCTGGGTGTATCAGGGCGAGGGCAGCGCGAAAGAAAAGGTAGACGCATCTGCCCCGCAGCCGTTGACTGAGTCCGGCAACATGAAATACCCAGGCGGCGAGGGCAACCCAGACCAGCTGCTGCGTCGCGTCCACCAGGCCATCGACTTCACAGGATACTTCGGCACCCCGCCGTTCTAAGGAGCCCGCCATGCCCGACGTAAACTACACAATCAACGCCCAGGTGCAGAAAGGCGCTCTTTCGCAGCAGTTCGCCGCGTCTGGCATCACTGCCGACATCGCCACGGCTGGCATGCTGGCCGTCACGCTAAACCTCGGCACAGCCGTCACGCAGATCAGCACGGCCACGATGGGCTCGCTCGGCCTCTGCTTCGCCCGTTCGCTCGCCACGGAGACAACGCACACGGTGTCCTTCGGCCGATTCGACGGCACAAGCCTGCACGAGACGGTGCGCCTGCGTGCCGGTGAGGCTGCGATCCTGCGGCTGGCCGCTGGCGACTACGCCGCGAAGGCGGCCGTTGGCGGCTCCCGCCTAGTGCTCACTGTGCTCGAGGACTGACGATGGCCCAGAAGCCGGACGGCAAGCCTGCCCGCACAGAGCGCGTCACGTTCACGAAGCCTGCCGCCGAGCGGATCGCCAAGGTGGTGCGAGCCGTTGAGGGTGGCGACCGGGACGCTGGGCCGCTGACGTTTGGCAACCGTGGCGTGGCTGGGAACCCCAAGACCTTCCGCGTCTGCACCTTCACCGGCTCGTGGTCAATCAACGATACGAAGACGGTGACGTTCAAGAATCAGACGGCCACGCCGAATACCGCAGCGGCGGTGAATCTGTTCGCTGCTCTCACTGCCGCTTCCGGTTCACGCAACTGCGCGATCGCCAAAGACGGGACGGCGTGGTATCTCATCGCCGCTCAGTGCTGATATGACAATGCTTGGGGCATCTTGTTCTCCGTGCTGTGGAAGCCAGTGCGGCGGAAATAAGTCATCCACGCACCCGAAAGACGAGGGTACGTGGGTGCCTTCTGGATCATGGCCTAGCGTGACGTGGACATTCCAGGCCAACCCCGGAGACGAGAGCGGGGAAACGTGGTTTTTTTACGGGAGCGCCTCAACCAGCAAGGCAGGAGGCGGTGCCAGTGTTGCGGAACGAGAGAACTGGGAAAACCTGTGCAACTGGTACAGCGCCAGCAGCCATTCTCCGGGAACCGTTAACAGCACCAACGCCCCGACGCGACTGATTCGCCGTGCCACAATTCTGCCAACATCTGGCGCAATCATTCACGTTTACTCTACGCTTAACACTGGCTCCGCCCGCACAGTCAAGACTGCGTATTTCCATGAATCGCAATTAACGTCTGGGTCTTCCTTGACATCCACGACAGCAGCACACGGAACCACGCTCAAAACAGTTTTTTTGAATGGATCAAACAACTCTGGAACGATTACGGGTGGCGCGTTGTTTGGAGCAGGAGCAAGCGATTCCGACAACCGGAACAATTCAGGAGCCACAGTGAACGACGGCGCAGAGTTTTTGCAAACGTCCAGAAATCAGGGGACAGTCGGAGGTGGCTTTACTTTTAAAAACAACACGCTGAACGATACTTCTGGCACCGTCGGCGGCGGCGGCACTTTCTCAGACTTCGCCTACAACGCCGGCACGGCGTCAGGCGGCGCGACCTTCAACGGCACAACCTTT